GGGCTACACCGGCATCTACGCTCTAAGCGAGCCGGAGCAGATCGACCTGGACTTGGTGGCGGTACCCGGCCATAGTTCCACGCAGGTAATTTCGGCCTTGATAGACATGTGCCAGAACCTCAGAAGCGACTGTCTTGCGATTATCGACGCTCCGTTCGGCCTCACGGTCAAGGAGATCGTGGCCTGGCAGAACGGTTCGCACCCGCTCAACACGACGCGGTTCGACTCGGACTTCGCGGCCCTCTACTGGCCGTGGGTCAAGGTTCGCGACTCGTTCAACGGCGTCGACGTTTGGATTCCACCGTCTGGCTCCGTGATGGCCGTGTACGCCAGGAGCGATGCGCTCTCGGCCCCGTGGTACGCACCGGCCGGCATCAACCGCGGCATCGTACCGGGAATAACGGATGTCTTCAGCCGTCCCACCCTCGAGGAGAGGGATTTGATGTACGGCAACAGGAACTGCATCAACCCGATCGTCCAGTACGCCGACTCGCAGGACTTCGTCGTGTGGGGTCAGAAGACCCTGCAGCGCAGGCCGACGGCCCTAGACAGGGTCAATGTCAGAAGGCTCATGTTTGCAATAGAGAAGCGGATTCGCGCCGCGAGCCGTTCGCTCCTCTTCGAACCCCACGACGACCAGCTTCGTTCGAGGTTCGTGGACATAGCAACTCGGATCCTTCAGGAAGTGAAGGTCGGTCGTGGTTTGACCGATTTCATCATCAAGGCAGACGCGGAGTTGAACACGCCGGATGTGGTCGACAGGAATGAGTTCAGGGCGAGGATCGGCGTGCAGCCGACGAAGGCCGTCGAATTCATGTTCATCGAGTTCAGCATACACAGGACTGGTAGTTTTGACGCTGGCTCAGACACCTTCTGATGAATTGGTAACATTACATAGGAGAATACGAATATGCCGATTAACATGGGTATTGGTCGCCTAGGAGGCGACGACGTCATCCACAAGCGTAAGTTCAGGTGGACTTTCGCCGTGGAGCGCAATAACATAGGTGGTGGCACCCGAAGAGTGCCCGCCAGCTTCGTCAAGGTGGCCGCACGCCCCAACATTGAAATCGAGGAAGTCGAGATAAACTTCCTCAACGCCAAGACCTACATCCCCGGCAAGGGGACTTGGCAGTCGATTACCATAACCTACTTCGACGTGTCAGTTCTTGGCGGCGGGGGCAATGAGGAGCTTTGGAGCTGGCTGGCCAGCGTCTACAACTTCACCGACAATATCGGCCTCGGACAGTCGTCGGTAAGAAGGTGCTACGGCGGAACGGGCGTCATAACCCTGTACGACGGTTGCGGAAACGACCTTGAGCAGTGGAGGCTCTTCGACTGCTGGCCGCAGGCGGTCAACTTCGGCGAGCTGGACTACAGCCAGTCCGAGGAAGTGACCATCGACGTCACGCTCCGATACTCGAATGTGCAGTACACCAACCTGTGCGGTTCGCAGCCGCAGGCCATGTGCTGCGGTTGCGGCCCCGGCAACACCAGCAGCAGCGGCCAGAATACGGGCACAGCGGTCAACTGAGGTTCGTCCGATTGGAAACACAGAGGCCGGCGGGCAAACCCCGCCGGCCTTTTTTGTTGGTCTTTGACTAGCATATCTCGGAGGTTCTGTGGGAAGGAATATGGGGATAGGCGTTCTCGGTGGGTCGGACATCTGCTTCAAGAGGAAGTTCAGGTGGATGATGTACATCGACGGCGTGATCGGCGAGGGGGCGAGCATGCTTCCGCCCGACAAGGCGGCGAGGCCGAGCCTCAATTTCAAGGAGATAGAGGCTCAGCACCTCAACGAGACCGTGTTCTTCCCGGGCAAGCCGGACTGGAAGCCCATACAGGTCACGCTGTTCGACCTCAAGACGAACACCAACCCCATATTCAGCTGGCTCAAGGAGCAGTACGACCCCTGCGAGGACGCCGGCACCTGGAAGAGACCCGGCGGCAACTTCAAACGCACCCTGAACATCGAGATGTACGATGGCTGTGGCAACACGATGGAGCGGTGGATCGTACGGAACGCCTGGCCGAACAACATCGAGTGGGGAGACCTAGACATGAGCGAGTCTGCCTACCTCGTGGTCGAGCTGACGCTGCGGTACGACAGAGCTTGGATAGATGGATGCTAGTCCATGTCTTTCTTGAGTATGTTGCGCATCTCAGACAGCATGTCCTCGAGCTGCTTGGATTTTATCTTTAGCTTGCGGCATGCCCCGCTTTTGTTAAGCCTGCCCTTTTTGGTGTAGACCTTTTTCTCGTCGTCCAGCAGCGCCTTCACCACATCACCGAAGCCACTTGCGACTAGCTTATCGATGAGTTCTTGTCTTTCTAGGTTTTCTATTCCGCTCATAGTTTCATTGTATAGACTTCATTAGATTAAATCAATGGTGGCCGTTAGGATCGAACATCTGCCTGCCGTTGTTGTAGGACGAGCTTCCCTCTATGAACTGCACGTGGTTCAGATACCTCTTTTTAAGCTCGTTATAGTTCCTGGCCGTCCTGTACAGCTGTCTGAAGTGGTTCAGTATGCAGGTGGTCATGTAGTTGAACGCCTTGCCCTTGCGCGAGTCGAACCTGTCTATTTTGTCGAAACATATCATGACCCCCTCCTGGACGGCGTCGTCCGCGTCTATGAGCTGGAACTTGGCGTATCTCACAATGTTTTCGGAGAGCGTGAAGAACGCGGTGGCGAGCTTCTGCTTCGAGTCCTCGTGGCTCGTCTTGCTGTGCTTGAGAGCGTCCTGCTTGGTGTCCAAAGTCTCCTTGTTGTGCACGAAGTCTAGTTGTCTGGTTCTCTTTCTTGATATGGTCTCGACTATCTCGTCTATGAGCATGCCGAGCCTTGTCTGGGTTCTTTTTGACTCCTGGAAGGAGTTTATGAGCCGCTCCAGGGCCTTGTTGTTTAGATATTCGTTCACTTTCCTCCAATTGGGTTTGTAGACCTCCATAGGTCTATTCTTGATCTGGCCTGTCGCATGGCATCCTCGAACCATTCCGAGGCGGCCTTGTAGTAGTCGGGGGCGTACAGAAGCCCGAGGGTGATGCTCCTGGCGTGGTCGATGTTTTCGTCGGTGTTTCTGGCGAAGTTGGACTCGGACCCTATGGTCTTGACCTTGACTCCGTGCTCCCGGAGTATCATGTTCCCCAGAGTCTCCGTGTCGGGCCAGTTCGGCCTGTCTGGGTGCGGCTCCTGGTTCTTGAGACCGCACACGGAGGCTATCCTCCTCATGCTCCATCCGAAGCCTATCTTGTCCATGGTGGGCATGTGGTACATGGTCGCCGTGTGGCTGACCATGCCCTTCCAGTCGTCGTGGTTCCTCGGGCTTATCTCGTATCCGACCACGGGGTGGAGAGAGTTTTCCTCCTCCCCACACAGCCCGACGAGCCACTCCAGGAAGTCCCTTCTCACAAGGAAGGCGTCCGAATGGGTGCAGAACATGAATTCAGTCCTGCACATGCTCTGGGCGAGGTCGAGGGCGAAGCAGACGGGATCGGACGGGTGGAGGGTTCCGTTCTGTCGTATGCACTGCACCTCTAGGTCGTCCGCGTGCATGTCCAGTATCTTTTCTAGGCTCTCGGGGAGGCTCCCCGTGTCGACGACGATTATGTAGGGCCTCTCGGTCTGGAGCCTGAGGAGTTCCACGCAAAGGGCCAGGGATTCGTGCGTGTCCATGACAGGGATGACCGCCGTGACCCTGTACTCCCATGGTTTCCTCGGACACCGTCCCCTCCACGGGGCCTCCTCGGCCTTCTTGTTCCTCAAGGGGGCGACATTTTTAAATTTCATCGCTCTTATAAGAGAACATTGTCAATCTCTTTTCGGAGGATCAAATGTCATTTAGGCACACAACAATAACGGTCGACGGAAGGTGCATCGATCTCCTTCTGACGGACGACGAGATATCGACGGGCCTGGAGCGGGCCCTTGTGACGGAGAACCAGAAGTTCATGGATGCGGAGAAGTGCTGCGGGTGCTGGCCCATTAACCCTCCGCCCGAATGTCCCTTCTGGCGTCGTATACTCGGCGTATGCAGGGAATGCGAGCAGTAGGCTCGTTGGAGTCGGCCATAAGCCTGATCGTCGAGTCCCCGTGGGCTCGGAGGGGCTACGAGGAACTGGCTTCGTACTACGAATCTGCGGGGCAGGCCGACAACGCCGAAGTTTTGAGGTTCGTGGTTTCGGAGAAGTTTGGTGCTGACGATCCAAGTCCTGGCGAGGAATAACGCGCAGACGATAGGGCGTTGCCTTGAATCCGTGGTGCGGATCGGGGGGCGCGTCGTGGTCGGCGATC